GGCGATTCTATCCGCCCTGTCGCTTCCACGGAACGATGGCGAGGCCGACAGCGACTTTGCCAAGCGAGTGGTATTGGACAGCAGAAAGGAAGTGGAGGCCGCTGCTATTAGGGGCACTCAGATTCATTACCTAGCTGAAATGATAATCAATCGGCAAGAGCCGGGTGAACTGGTCAAAGGCTTCGAGGAGCACTATGCGGGCCTAAAGGAATGGCGGGAGTGCTGCGTAACTAAAGTGCACGCCAGCGAGTCCGTGCTAGTCAACGAGGCGGAAGGCTACGCCGGGCGAGTGGATCTAATCGCCGACATCCACGGCAAGATCGAGGTAGTCGATTTTAAAACACGTAAATTCAAGAAGGATGCAAAAGGCATCTCAAAAGCATCGGGCTATGAAACTGATCTTTTGCAGCTTAGTGCCTACGCGTACGCATTCACGGACGAAGGCATGGCATGCCGCAACGTGCTGATCGATCCAGTCACCGGCCAGTTGCAGGACATCCGCTACACCGCCGAGCAAGTTGCCCAGGCGTTCGAGGCCTTCACGTCCATCTGCAAGGTGTGGCGCTGGCTGAAGAAGTACGACCCGCGTGAGGTGCGTTGTGATTGAGATTCTACCCGAACAATCCACCCACGAGCAGTTACTTAACCGTGTGCGCTCGTTGGCCCGTGAGCTGGCGGAGGCGAAGGCTGCGCTGGCGGCCGCTGAAGGACGCGAAAACGATCTGATCGATCGGATAAGGGCGGGACTATGAGGACACTGCTATCAATCCTAGCACTGTTTGGCTTTACCACGACGAAACTAAGTAACGCACTAATCGATTTGCGCCCGATTGCAAAGAAGATCGACATTAAGAAGATTAAGGTTCGCATCACTGGCTATTGGCCCGGGGAGGACGAGTGGAGCAGCCGCTATCAGTCCAGCACTGGCACAAGGTTGCGTGCCGGCCGTCACTGCGCCGTTGATCCAGACATCATTCCGCTGTGGAGCAAGATCCGCGTGATAGGCGGAAAGCGGGAGTGGGTGGCCGTGGATACAGGCACTGCTGTTAAGAGCAAGAAGGCGAGCGGTGGAAAGCTGCCAGTCGTGGACGTGTTTGCGGCCAGCGAAAAGCAGTTCAACGCAATGCGTCTGCCGAAAGTGGCGATGGTGGAGGTGATGAAGTGAGCACGACAGCCGCTAGGCTTGCATCTAAACGCAATCGGGCTGCCGGCCTTGGGGACACACGGCCTACGTTCCGCCGCCTAGGCGTGATCGCCGGAATGTTGCGGCGGGATCTGACGCTGCCTAGCTGTGCTAGGTTAGGTGTGAAACTGGAATGCAGTTATAAAACCATCCAGCGGGACATCGATCTGCTGCGCGACTTCTTTGGCTATCCGCTGGAATACGACGCCAGCAAGTACCATTACAAACTGGCGGGGCCGCTGCCGAAGGCGGTGCTATGAGCTTATCCGATCTTCTAACCATGTTCTCCGCCCGCGTCATCGGTACCTACACGCCGGAGCAGTACGCCGACTGTGTGCGAGAGGCTCGTGCCAATCGCCACCGCTGGGGAATTGGGCAGTGGTGAAAGACATAGTTCTTCCGCCATCTGTAGTCAGGTTGCTTGTTTTTTCTAAAACACAAAAATACAAACCTGCCACTACATTAAACCTAACCGCTAAAGAGCGGGGAATTACAAAACAGGCGATCTCAAAAAGGCTGATTTCTTTAGCTAAAGAATTTGATGTACGCCTTGACTTTCAAAGAAGCGACAAAGTTCGTGAGATTTACGCCAAACGCGCAAGGCGTATTCACGAGAAAAGAAAAAGAGAAATTCCTAAATTTAACATCAAATCGTTAATGGATGGTTTATGTCGGTAAAACGCCTCACCTGGCATCTCGCCGTGCTCGAACGTGCGAAGAAGAATTTGATCAAGAAGCAGTACGACGCAGTACGCACCCGGCTGGATCTGGCCGTTCTCATGGCCACTGAAATGCTGAAGCAAGCCGAGGGATTTAAGGCGAAAGCCGTTGAGGCGAAAAAAGAAAAGGAAAGCAAATGAAGGATCTAGGCAAAATTACTTTTGGCAAAGCACGGCCTGCGCCCAAGCAAGTTTTAGTCGACGTAACCTATGACGCCAAGACTGCCAAGGCGTTGCACGCATTTGGGTTAAGGCAGCTAAAGAAAGACCCCGAAGCTGTGATCGAGTACGTGATCGCAAAAGCGTTGGAAGGGTTGGCCAAAAAATGATCGCGCTGCCGCCAGCAACAGAAGCCATTTACCACAACGGAGCGCCAGAGGGGCATCGTAATAATGAGTTGTTTAAAATGGCACTGCAATTCCGTGACCAGGGCTTGTCGCAGTTTGATGCAGAGACGGAGGCCGAGATATGGGGCCATAAGTTTGGACTAACGCAGAAAGAGGTAGTGGCAGTTGTAAAGTCTGCTTATAGCAAGCCGCAACGAGAGGCATGGAAACCAAAAGCTAAGTATGGCTATCAGAACGGGACAATCGTTCGCGAGGATTTGCCGGTGCCTCAAATGCCTAAAAGTGTAGAGGCCCAGCCAGTTGAGAAATTCTTAGCCGAGGCTTTTGAGCTAGGAGAAAGCATTAATATCTGTCGATCCATTAAGGACGGCGATCGCGAGCGGCCTGACGGTACTGGGGAAACAAGAAAACGCGAGGAGTGGTTAGAGCTTTACAAGGGAGACGGACTTAAAGAGTGGCAGGGATCAGCCGTTGGCGTTTACGTTTCAATCAATCCTAACAATGGCAAGGGACGCAAGAAAGAGCATGTTACTAAATGGCGGCACGTCCTAATTGAGTTTGATGAAAGCACGCTAGATGAGCAGTGGAAAATTATTAAGAAAAGCGGATTGCCTACCACTTGCATCATAAAGAGCGGATCACGAAGTCTGCACGCATGGGTGAAAATTGACGCTGATAACGAAGCTGAATTTACTGAACGTGTTGATTTTATATTTAAGCACTTAGAGCACAGTAAGGTTGATTCCTCGACAAAGGACGCAGGGAGGTTGTCGAGGTTGCCGGGCGCCATGAGGACTGCCACAGGCAATCAGCAAGAGCTTGTGGAATGTGGCACGCCCTCGATCTCATTCTTACAGTGGAAAGAGCGCATTTTGTTTGGCGATATTCCCGATCCGTACAAGTGGGACGATTTGCTTAATTTTAAGGAAACTGAAGATCCAACCCAGCTACTAGGCAAACGCTGGATCTGCCGTGGCGGATCGGCGTTATGGGTAGGTAGCAGTGGCCTTGGTAAGAGCGTGCTTTGCATGCAGGCCGCAATCACCTGGGCGATCGCTGAGTCTTTCTTTGGGATCAACCCACACGGCAACGGGCTGAAGTCGCTAATCATTCAGGCCGAGAACGACGAGGGAGACGTGGCCGAATCGATCCAAGGCGTGTTTAAGGCGATGAATCTAACCGAAAAGCAGAAGGCGTTAGTCATGGCGAACGTGACGATCGTGCGTGACTGCACATCCACAGGGGAGAAGTTTGTCGATCGCGTGCGACGGTTGGTCGAAAAGCATAAGCCTGACCTAGTCTGGATCGATCCCTTGCTGGCGTTCATCGGAGGCGATCTATCCAGCCAGGAGACGGCAAGCGCATTCCTGCGCAATATGCTCAACCCTTTATCCCTATCGGCTGGGTTTGCGTGGATGCTGATTCATCACACCCCTAAGCCAGTTAGGGAAGGGAACGGGTACCAAGGCGCAGACAAGGCGTATAGCGGATTTGGCTCAAGCGAGCTGACGAATTGGGCGAGAAGCGTATTAACCCTTGCGCCTTGTGGCGACGATGCCGATGGGAAGCGTATTTATAGGCTTGAGGTAACCAAACGAGGAAAAAGGTCTAATCTCAATTCTACGGGCATTATAGCGCAAAATGCAGTGCAGCCTCACGCCAACCTACGTCATAGCGACGTGGGATTAGCGTGGATTGCTGCTGATGAGCCTGAACGCAAGACGGCAGGCAGGCCGGAGATCGTGGTCAATTTCGAGGATTACAAGCACATCGTTGCAAAGGGCATAAGTGCAGGTGATCTGCAAAGTTGTATCCGCAATAAGTCAAAAGTCGGTCACACTAAGAGCCGCGACTTGACGGCGGCTTGGGAGTCAGAGGGTCTGATTAAAAATACAGGCACTGAAAAGCATAAAAAATACGTACTAAATGAGGATCAAAAATGAGCCTAAAAAGCCTATCACCACTTATTCAAACCCTATCACCGAAAATAGGTAGAACTCCTATTGATGGATATCCCCCCTTTAAGGGGATATCCATTGATAGGGTTCGATGTTTCCATCCATTGACCATCGATAGGGGCGATTTCCAGCCATTATGATTGACCAAGAAGCAATCGAAAGAATCCCAGCGGTTATTCCGCATCCAGCAAGCATGATCGACAGCTTGCAAGACTTGGTCTTTGAGTCATGCGATGACCTTAAAATTACGGTCACCACCTCAACGGTTGCGACTATCACAAAAGTAATAGAGCACCTAATGGATAAGTCTGCCGATCACCCGGCTATGGCTAACCGAACGGATACGCTGGGGCATGCGGTCTTGAATATATCCCTTAACCGTTCGCCTGAATCTATGACGGCCGTAGCCAAGCGGTACGGCATTACTAAGCAGGCGATCAGTAAGAAAGTCACTGAAGTCTATGATCGGTTGGGTATCCGAGCACGATCGCAGAAGAGCGAGAAGGCCCGCGAATCCTACCGCAAACGGGCATACCGTGTTCACGCAAAGCGGCGGCGTGAAGCACCTAAATTCAACATGGCCGCACTAAAGAAAGGTATTAAGAAATGAAATTACTATCCGTAATAAACAAACTAAACGAAACGCGGGACAAGGCGATTGAGCTGGTAGGCAGGACGATCTCACTGGCATCTGACGCTGGCGAGATCATCGCCGTGGCACGCACTGAAGGTAAAGACGTGCAGGCGCTGTGTGAGGAGGCAGGCATAACCGAAGAGGTGGGTAAGCGATATGAGAAAGTCGCAGCCACTCAGAAACGACTGAGCAGTGGCGATGCAGATCCCAGCCTTATGCGTCAGACTTATCTGCGTATCGGCATCTTGCCCGACCCCATCACGATGAGCGAGCCCAGCGAACCCAAGCACTTCTTGTTTCCTATTATGAAAGCAAGGCAGTGGCTTGCGTCGAGAGGCGCGAAATTTATTGCCCAGGACAAGGCGCTGAAGGAGCAATTCCTAGCGGAGGCCGAGCCGATCGTGAAGGCGTACAACGACCTGCGGGGGGCGGCCTAGGTAGGCCAGCTTGCGTAAGTGCCTAAGGAATCTTTTAATTTTTTGCAATCTGTCGCGATGG